AGACGGCTAGAGGTATCGGCGTACCGGCTCTAACCAATGCAAGGGAGGTCCGACTCTGAGGTGCCTCCCAAGCTATTACAGAAGACCTTTAAGGCACTTCTTTTGTTTACGGCATTGTGCTTTTTTGTCACCACAAAAACCGCAACGTTTGAAGACTTTAGCTCCCTTTTCAGGAATAAGACTTGTAACGTTGGCTGTCATTTTCTTGGATTGTTGTGCCATAATTATTTTGTTGAATGTAAGTAACGCCGCGATACTTCAGCTTTGAATTGCGTCGAGCAATAGACTGTTCACGAATGCGTTGAGAAAGTTCAAGATCAGACATGATAACTCCGAAGTACCTGACCCCCGTTCCATGATCAGGCGTCCTGCGTCCCGAAGGATGAACGTGCGAAGTTATTATACTATCTTTTTAGCCAATGGTAGGAGCACTCAAAGCTACTTCCACCGTCGATGCGGCGGCAAGGTCCAGCGGAAAATTGTGAGCATTTCTTTCATGCATAACTTCCAGTCCGAGGTTGGCACGGTTGAGAATGTCAGCCCAAGTTGGGACAACACGACTATCAGCAGCGATGATAGACTGATTAAAATTAAAGCCATTAAGATTAAAAGCCATTGTACTAACACCAAGTGCTGTCAACCAAATGCCGACAACTGGCCAAGCAGCCAAAAAGAAATGAAGAGAACGGCTATTATTGAAGGAAGCGTATTGAAAGATAAGCCTACCAAAATAGCCATGAGCAGCAACAATGTTATACGTTTCTTCTTCTTGACCAAATTTGTAACCATAATTTTGAGATTCCGCTTCAGTTGTTTCACGAACAAGCGACGATGTAACCAAACTTCCGTGCATAGCACTAAACAAGGAACCCCCAAAAACACCAGCAACTCCCAACATGTGGAAAGGATGCATGAGAATATTATGTTCAGCTTGGAACACCAACATGAAATTAAACGTACCAGAAATACCAAGGGGCATACCGTCAGAGAAAGAACCCTGACCAAACGGATAGACAAGAAAGACTGCAGTCGCTGCAGCAACGGGGGCGGAGTAAGCAACAAAGATCCAGGGCCTCATCCCAAGTCGGTACGAAAGTTCCCATTCTCGTCCCAAGTAAGAGAAGATACCGATAAGGAAATGGAACACGACAAGTTGATATGGTCCTCCATTATAGAGCCATTCGTCAAGCGTAGCGGCTTCCCAGATTGGGTACAAATGTAGTCCAATTGCGTTACTGCTAGGCACGACGGCACCAGAGATGATGTTGTTGCCAAACAGGAGGGATCCTGCAACGGGTTCACGGATTCCATCAATGTCTACAGGGGGTGCGCCAATAAAGGCAATGATAAAACAAGTTGTAGCAGCCAGCAGGGTGGGGATCATCAGCACACCGAACCAGCCCACATAAAGACGGTTATTTGTGGAGGTCACCCAAGAACAAAATTCTTCCCAGGATGACCTTTGTGGAGTAAGTACAGTAGTAGTCATTTATAAAGTATTGATATAAAAAAAAATAAATTTGTTCCGACCCACCCACCACAAGTAGATAGTTAGAAGCTATACTTCACACCGACTTTAGTACCATAGCCATTGTCAACATCACCAGTGATAAACGACAGCTCACCATAGGCATTAAGCTTTTCAGACAGTGGCACAGAACCACCAACTTTACCAGACAGTTCTACTTCAGATTCACCACCATTGGGGGATACAATAGAAGGACCACCTTGAATGTACCAGTTAGTACCTTCATAACCGATGTGGTTATCAATGACGGTACCACCATAGTTAGAGCCAGCCCATCCAGAGTTAGCTTCAATGTTGACATAAGGACCAGCAACAGCTGCGTTAGCAATGCTGAGGAGGAGACCAGAGGCAATAATAGATTTCATTTTGAATTACTTTTTTTTAGCAGTTTTAGCGGAGCGTTTAAAGGCAGCTGCGGTAGGTGCTCCTTTACTACCGGGCTTTCGCATTTTTTCACCACTGCCAGAAGCAATACGTTTACGTTTGGCATGGATGTTTGAATAAAGTCCTTGTTTTGCCATGTCAGTATTTTTTACCAGCAGGTTTTTTAGTGGACTTCTTTTTATTTTTTGCAGCTGCTGCAGCTTTCATACCAGCAGCAGTGTAAGGATAATGTTTACCGTTTACTTTAGGCATTAGAAATCAATGTTAGAGTTTGCAAGTTTATCCATTACGTTCTTACGATATGCTGGATCTTTATCATATCGAGGATCACTCATTGCTTGAACAAGTTCCGCTTGACTTTGGAATTGTTGCTGTGAACTAGTTGATGCTTTACCTGTCAACATTTGTCCTTCATAACCTACAGAATCTTTATAACGTTGAGCCAAAGATGCGATAGCAAAGTAACAAGCATTGGTATCACCAGTATCCATAACATGATCAAACATGTTAATTTCTTGCTCACTTAGAGTTTGACTTGCCCAAGACAAAAGTTGTTGGTAATTTTCTTCACCACCAACAACACCTTTAAGTTGCTGCACTTCTTCATTGGACAGCGTTTGTACAGGTGCTTGTTCTTGTACCTCTTTTCGATAATCAAGGTACATATTAGCAAGTTCTGCAGGGTCCATGCCACGAAGTTTATCAAGAGTTTCTTGATTATATTCAGACATGGATTCTTCCCAGAGTTGATCTAGAAAGCTTGCCTGCTCAGTATTTTCTTCAGGAAACTCCTGTTCAAATTCAGGCTCAGTCTCATTGACAGTATTTTCACCAAGCTTTTTTTGTAGCTCAATGTATGCACTTTCTAGTTCTTGTGCATCTTTATACTTACCAGCAAGAAGTGAATTTTGTTCTTGTTCTAGTTGTTCACCTACAGCAAGTGAATCTTGTTCTTCACTATTAAGAACTTCAGTGTTTTCTGATGATCCGTCAACAGTAATAGTAGTCATGGTGGTTTTAAAATTTATTCAGCAGCTGATTGTAGGTCAGCATTAAGTTGTGGGTTTTTTGTAGGATCCATAAGTGGAGTCTTAGACATTGCAATAGCTTGTTCCATATTTTGTGCTTGTTCTTGCTGTTGCTGTGCTGCCATCTGTTGTTGATTCAACTCTTCTTCTGACCTAACAAGGTTCAATACATCAATACCTTGTGCAGCAGCAAGACGTTTTACAACTTCAGTAGGATTAATAAACTGGGCGATGGCTTCTGGACCCATGGTCTGGGCAATTGTTTGCAAGAATTGACTAAGGCTTACAGCATCTTGACCACGACCTAAGGAATTAATACCGGCAACAATTGTTGGTCGTACAATACCTTTTGGAATACGTGGGATTTCTCCAGTCTTTTGTGCAACAGAAAGTTTCCTGTTTAAATAAGGTACAAGAAACTCAACAGTCAACAATGAGAACAAGCCTCCAAGTTGCTGTTCAAGTTCCATCTGTGTCATCCTTACTTCTTCAGCAGTAACCCGTTCTGCATTACGTGGATTTAAAATAAGGAAAGCTTCACTGATTCGTCGCTCAAAAATCTGAGACATTTCAAATGCAGTACGGAAGTCAGCAGTTTTACCAACCTGCACTACACCAACGTCATCAGGACGACCTTGGATGATGGCACCGTTACCAGCGTTAGCGAGGGTAGAGGGCTTGGTGGTAGAGCTAGGGCTCACCACAAACACAACCTTAGCAGCTGCAGCACTACCTTCAACCAAGGCTTGGGAAAGCGACTCAAGGGATTTGAGATCACCAATAAATTGTGATACACGACCCCTTCCATAATCTTCCCCATCAACAGTATTAAACCTTAGAGGAAGCCAAGGGTTTGCATCCAATGGTGCTTTACTAACTGACTTTGGAATTACTTTATCGTATACTTCTTGATGCCAAACAACACGATTGTTGTCACGTTTAATGTGAGTATAAACATCTACTTCTTTGTTATTTGAAGTAGTAGTGTCAACTACATCTTTAGTTTCAAACGTATCAGGAAGATCTTTGTCAATAATTTTTTTGCTAATTTTTTCTTTGGTGACGATTTCTAGTACGTTGCCGTTCCCGTCTCTTTCTACAACGTAGCGATTCAAAGGAAAAACTTTAAGACCCTTTTTACCCATAAAGATCAAAGCGTTGCCTGCTACAACCAGGTGTTGAAGTGCTTGATGCACAGCGACACGATCGTCAGAAGCTGCAATTGATTCAAGAATAGTACGTTCAACCTTTGCAAATGAAAGGTCTAACTCGGCTTTAATTTCAGGACCAAAGTCTGCACCCAACTGACTTTCATCTAGTTGCAGTTTAAAGAAACTGGTTTGTGGAGGCAGTAGTGCAAGCATAAGTTTAGAACTTAGCGCAGTGACTGCTTTTGATCCTACGGATTGCCAAGGGGTTTTAAATTGTTTCATTCCAGTAACATGCTCTTCATGACCCCTTACCAAATATGGAAGTGTCAATCGTGCACATTCTTCAGCTTCGCTTAGAAATTGTGAACGTTCTGAACATAGTTCGTCATACCTTTTCCTTGCGTTCATGCTAGATTAAGAGATGTAATACGTAAACCTTTTCTGCCAAATGCTCCGGCAGTTCCTCCACCACGACGTTGTTGTTGAGCAGGTGATTTTGGCAATTTCACACCAATGCTTTTAAGCTTCCTCATGTAATCGTAATCTGGCGGCCCTTCAGGTTCAGGAAGGGGTTCAGTAACAGGGGTTGGTTTTCTGGGCTCAGGTTCTGATTTTGGTTTAGGGGAAGGAGTAGGAGCAGGAGTCTGAGTGGTTGGTGGGGGAGCAACATTCTGCACTGGTGCAGGTGTAGGTACAGGAGTAGGTTTAGGTGCAGTATCTTCTAGATACTTACGTGCAAACTCATTACCTAATTTTGCTCCAACAGCCCCTAGCCTTTCACCAGTACTTTGATATGGACTTGATTGTAAGATTTTCCTTACTTCATCCTGCTCTCGTTGTGCAATATAATTCTTTGCCGCTTCGTCAGGATCTACGCCAGCTTTTTCTGCTCTTTCACCGTAAGCAATAGCCTCAGCAAGGGTTCTTGGTGCTCGGGTTTGAGTTGGTACTGGTTTTGGTTTTTGTTCTTGCTTTTGTGTTGGTACTGGTGTTGGTGTTGCATTTCTTGAAGCATACGCGCGTCCTTCTGGGGAACCTATAAGATCTTGACGGATCTGGTCAATAGATCTGCCACTAGTCACATAGTGTTGTAGACCACCTTGATCAGGGTTACGTCCAAGGTATTGGCGATACATATCACCAATTTGCTGTGCTCTACCTGGTGCATTCCTTGAAGCATAAGCTCGTCCTTCTGGTGATTGTTGAAGGTCCCTAGCAATTTGATCCAACGACCTGCCAGAGTTAAGAAGATTAACATAGTTAGTTAGACCACCAGGGTCAGGACTACGACCAAGGTACTGTCGATATAAATCACCAATTTGTTGCGCTTTACCTGCCATTAGTTTTCCTCCATATATTTGATGACCCACTCAACGACACTACGCTGACCAGATCGGTACATAATTTTTTCCATTGTATCTTCAGGTGTAGGATTAATGGGTGGAAAGGATTCTTCTAGTGCGTGAATAAGTCCTTGGGCATTCATCCCTAGAACTTCAAGCATATTGGGGGAG